CGAAAGCCCCCGCAGAGACACGCCGGAGAGACGGCGACCAAAGACGTGCCGGGTTACCGATAACACGTTGCCACCCCCTGTTTAAACCTTAACGCTAGGAGAAGCACATGTCTGTGCAAATTACGACTGCGTTCGTTGAACAGTATCGGGGTAATGTCGAACATCTCGTTCAGCAGAAAGGTTCGCGTTTGCGTGACACGGTTCGTCTTGAAACGGTCACCGGCAAGAATGCTTTCTTTGAGCAACTGGGTTCGACAACCGCCTCGAAACGGACGAGCCGCCACAGCGACACTCCCAGACTAGATGTACCCCACGCGAGGCGTCGGGTATCGCTAGTCGACTATGACTGGGCTGACCTTATCGATTCCGAAGATAAAATTCGGACTTTGATCGATCCGGCCGGACCCTATGCCGAAAACGCGGCCTTCGCTTTGGGACGCGCGATGGACGATGAAATCATTGAAGCTGCTGATGGCACTGCCTTCACTGGCGTCGATGGATCAACGTCTACGGCTTTCGATACGAACAATGTTGTCGACGTTCAAGTCGGCGGCAGTTCTTCCGATGTTGGACTAAACGTGGCAAAGCTACGCGCCGCGAAAGAAATCCTTGACGCATCGGATATCGATCCGGAAATCGAACGGTACTGCATCGTCAACGCCAAGCAGCTTAAAAATCTGTTGGGTGAGACGGAAGTATCGAGTTCGGATTTCAACACCGTGAAGGCGTTAGTTCAAGGTGAAGTCGACACGTTTTTGTCGTTTAACTTCATCCGTACACAACGCATTGGTGTTGATTCTAACAATGACCACAAGGTTCTGTTCTACGCCAAGCCGGGCATTTGCCTTGCTGTTGGTGCAGAGCCGACTGTCCGCATAAGTGAGCGTGACGATAAAAATTATGCCCAGCAAGTGTTTGCGAGCATGACTATCGGAGCGACGCGTATGCAGGAAGACCTTGTCGGTTACATCGAATGTGACCCGAGCTAGGAGGATTAGGACATGGGTACTAAAAACTCCACGCTGGTTAGCAACTTCGAAGCTACACCACCTGTAATGAACGATGTCTCTTTGCTGCATGGCGTTATGCGTGTAGCCCAGGGAACCATCGCTCTCGCCACCGGAGACAGCGACGACGACGATATTGTAATGTTGGCTCCAATTCCCTCGAACGCGACTGTCGCGCACATCTTTATCGGTTCCGATAATTTGGGCGGTAGTTGCACTTTTAACGTCGGCATCTACACAGATGCCGGGGTTGTCAAAGACGAGGATGTTTTTGCCACTGCGGTTGCTGACGCGGCTGCGATGGCAGACGTTCGCTTTGAAGCGGCAGACATCAATACTGCCGGTCAAAAGATGTATGAGCTTGCTGGGGATTCGACTGACCCCGGCGGCTATTACTACATCGCTGCCACTATGGCGGCAGCGGGCGGTACTGCTGGTGATATGAGTTTCATCATTCACTACACCGTCTCGTAATTGATTAGGGGGGCTTCGGCCCCCCTTTTCTTTTGAGGTTCAAATGGCTTCCACGACATTTGTAAGTATCAGCAATCGTGCGCTGACGTTTCTAGGCGCGCAACCAATCACATCGCTGGAAGACGACACGAAGGAAGCGCGCGCCTGCAATCGAATGTTTGAGCAGTCGCGCAACCAAGTGCTTCGCGGCCATGCATGGAATTTTGCGATTAAGCGTGCGTCTCTCGCTGCAAACACGACGGCTCCGCTTTGGGAATACACCAACGCGTTTGACTGGCCGTCCGATTGCCTGCGGATTATAGAGGCGAATACGACTGAAGAGTGGGCTATCGAGGGCCGCACCATCGTCAGCGATGCAGCCGCGCCGCTCGAAATAATTTACATCAGCGAAGTAACGGACCCCACGCTGTTTGATGCGTTGTTCGTTGAAACTTACGCTCTGCGTCTTGCTGCCGACATCGCCTACGAAATCACGGCAAGCCAGCAAATCCTGTCAAATATGGAAGAACTTTATCGTCGCAAGATTGCGGACGCGCGCGTTGTAGACGCCCAAGAGGCGCAGCCTGCCGACGAAACAGACTTCTTGGAATCCAGAATTTAAATGTCGCGCGTCACTTCAATACAAACGAACTTTACGGCAGGGCAGCTATCACCGCGCCTGTTCGGCCGTGTTGATCTAAGCAAGTACGCGAACGGTGCTGCGGAAATCACAAATCTGATTGTGCAGCCCCACGGCGGCGTGACGCGACGGCCCGGTACAAAGTTTATCAATGAAGTGAAGACCAGCAGCGCAAAGACGCGGCTGCTGCCTTTCGAGTTCAGCACGGTGCAGGCGTATTGCGTTGAAGCGGGCAACCAATACTTCCGGTTCTTCAAGGATCAGGGTGTCATCCTTGAAGCAAACAAAACAATCAGCGGACTGACAAAAGCAAACCCTGGTGTTGTGACAGCAACAAGCCACGGGTTCAGCAACGGCGACCTTGTCTTTATCTCGTCCGTCGGTGGTATGACGGAAGTTAATAACAAATATTTTAAGGTCGCCAACAAAGGGACGAACACTTTTGAACTGCAAGATGTAGATGGCAGCAACGTCGACACATCTGGGTTCACGACATACACCAGCGGCGGCACAGCAGCGCGCGTTGTTGAAATAGCATCGCCCTACGCAACTGCTGATCTGTTCTCAATCCAGTACGCGCAAACGGCAGATGTTATGTACTTAGTGCATCCGTCTTATGCGCCGCGCAAGCTGTCGCGCACAAGCCATACAGACTGGACATTAACTGAAGTTGGTCTGCTAGATGGTCCATATCTTGATGAAAACATAACGACAACGACACTTGATAGTGATGGCACGACCGGCAGCGTTACCATCACTGCCTCTGCGGTAACGGGCATCAACGGCGGTGATGGGTTTTTGTCAACGGACGTTGGTCGACTGATCCGGATCGGGCATCAGGCAAGTGAATGGGCGGGATCAACGTCGTACAGCGTCGGCGACATTCGGCGCAATAGCGGCAACGTCTATGAGTGCATTAAGGCTGGAACGTCTGCCAGTTCCGGCGGTCCAAGCGGTGAACTTGATTCGATTGTTGATGGCAGTGTCAGTTGGAAGTTCATAGACGACGGCGGCATCCATCATGGCAATGCAACGATAACCGCCGTTAACTCAACGACTGAAGTTGATGCGACCGTCAATAAGAACTTTGCGGCACATACGGCAGAGACCCGGTGGAGCTTGGGAGCGTTCAGTGACACAACCGGCTTCCCGTCAGCCGTGGCATTTTTTGAGCAACGATTATTCTTTGCCGGTACGACAGACCAACCGCAGACAATCTTCGCCAGTCGCAGCGGCGACTTTGAAAACTTTGCACCGTCAGCGTTAGACGACGGTGCGATCACGGTTACGATTGCAACCGATCAGGTCAATTCTATCCGCTGGCTGTCGCCCGGTCAGAAGATGGCGATCGGCACCGCAGGCGGCGAGTTTACATTTTCGTCTTCTGGCAATGAAGAGGCTGTTACGCCTACCAACTTACGTGTGCTGCGACAGGGTACGAGAGGCGTTCACTCAACCCGGCCGATCCGCATTGATAACCGAGTACTGTTTATCCAATACCATCAGCGCAAGTTGCGTGAATTGGCGTTCGACTTTGCGTCGGACAGCTTTGTCTCGCCTGACTTGACGATTCTGTCCGAGAACGTGTCGGGCGATGGTCTTGTCGAGATGACGTTTCAGCAAGAGCCTGACAGTGTTATCTGGGCAGCGCGCGACGATGGGCGTTTAGCTGGCTTGACGTATCTGCGCGATCAAGAAGTTGTCGCGTGGCATGAGCATGTCATCGGCGGCAACATATCAAGTAGTTTCAACTCAGCCAGTTCGGTTGACAGCAATCAAATTACAATCAGCAGTCACGAGTATTCGACCGGAGATGCTGTTGTTTATGACGCTGCGGGTGGTGAAGTTGTCGGCGGTCTGACAGATGGACAGACTTATTTCGTTTACGTCGTAGACAGCAACACTATCAGTTTAGCGGCGAGCGTAGCCCAATCAGAAATCGGTGCAGTCATTACGCTGGCGGATGCGTCGAGTGCTTCAACGCAATTCCTAAAGCAAGATGCCAAAGTGGAAACAGTCATCAGCATCCCAGGCACGAATGAAGATGAACTGTGGATGGTTGTGCAGAGAACCGTTAACGGCGTAACGCGTCGTTATGTTGAAGTGCTGACGCCCAAGTTTGATACGTTCCGCGGCAGCACAAAAGTTGGTTCTGTTTTTGTAGACAGCAGCCTAACGTATGACGGGACTGCTACCAGCACACTAAGTGGTCTCGACCATTTAGAAGCCGAAACAGTTTCCATTCTTGGCGATGGTTCTGTTCATGCTGACCGCGCTGTCAGCAGCGGCGCAATAACTTCGATATCGCCAACCGTAACTCGCGCATCTGTTGGGCTTCCATATACGTCAACATTGAAGACGTTACGCCCCGAAAAGGGTGGCGACGACGGCAGCGCACAGGGTCGACCAAAGCGAGTGTTTGAAACGACCTTCCGCTTCCTCGACACGCTTGGCGCTGAATATGCGCCAGGAACTA